TAGTTGTAAATAAGGTGGGAACTGAAGTGAACTGTAACGTATGTAATCTCAATAAGGAACTATATCTATATAGTAAAAGGGATCTCATATATTCACTATGTAGTTCATGTCTATATACTCAGAATCAGATCGATATACTACATACATGGCAAATAGAGCAAATAGCCATAGCCAAAGAGTCTGGAGAAACTCCATACTAATGGCTAAAATATGCTCCATATCCTAGCTTCCCCCCTTTCATATACATCTCTCTAAACCCCCTTTAAAGCCTTTTTAGAGCCATATCTATCAGTATTCTATGAAAGTAAATACTATTAATTTATTAGTAAATACTATTGATATATACTCAGATATATATACATGTTATTGAGCGATCCCCACAACTCCCCATAATGCTCCACATGTAGGGCACATGGCATATATTACCCATATTGTCAAGAGCTTTGGACCATATGTTATATATATGTTATATAAATGTGTTCCAGGATATATAAACATGTCTCGTAAAGGCATATATTTGCCCACATATTCTGCCATATTTTATATATATTTTGTTATATTCTATATATGTTTAATAAGATTAATATACATTTATATTAAATTATCCTAGATTTTCAGGGATTTTTTATAGCTTGTCGTAAAGGAGATATTCTGCCCTTACTCAGATATAACAAATGGGACATATATATCCAAGATGTACATATAGTACAAATCGGACATACTGTCCCAATATGTTTTGTTATTTAGTTATACGTGTTACGGTTACTGGACCACATAGGGTATTGTATCTATCTTGTTCCGCCAGCTTTTTTGCCTTCTCTATTTTCTTCCATTTACGGAAAGCGGTTAGGGCATGATTCTTATCTCTACCCCGCTTTGTGTCCTCCCATTTCTTCGGCTTACGTTGAGATGATCCCGTAGATTTGGTCATGCGGTAGGCTCATGCAATTCTATAACCTCAGCAAGGTGGCTCGATAGCATAAGAGCCTCAGAGGTAATGCCTTCGGCCCAATAAGGTTCAAAGTTGCCAGCCTGATATCTAATAATTTCCTTCATCAACTCCATAAGTCTATCTTGGGTATATAGAGGAAAGTTATTTACAATTATGTTAGCGCATATCATTGGATTAAACCAATGGTTGTCTAACACTTTTGCTAATTGTTCTGCGATTTTTTCTTCATCTGTTTTTTTAGCCATGTCCGCCTTTCATAAAGATTATACCAAAAAGGTTGGAGAAGGTCAACGATTTGGGGGCTCGTCAACCCTCTCCAATATTTATTGTTTACTTAGTTAGTTTAACTTCTGCAGTAAACTTGACGCCGTTCTTCTCTGCCTCTGACAGAGCTTGCTTAGCAGCACCTGAGAAGCGACCACGCTTGCCCACTGTAATGCCCTTGGTTTTTAGATATTCACGCTTTGTTGTCATTGTGTTGACCCTTCTAATACTACAGGCTCCGCCTTGAAGTCTGCTTCTTGCGTTCCATATTCAGTTGTGTTATCTGATTCATCATCAGAATCCTCGTCATTTAGCCAGCCGTCATCGTCTAGCACGGCAAGGAAGCCGTTTTCTAACATCCAATCTGTTATAGCCTCATCAACATACTCTGCCCCATATTCAAGGGTAAATTCGGAAGGCGGGTTTTCCCAGAGTTTCTCCCAGATATTATCCAGAGTAATACCTTCAGTAATTACAAAATCATTCCATTCAGATGTAGTTTCATAAGTTGTATACTTATCTCTGATAACATCCCATACCCAAAGCCATACTAATGACATTGGAACATCTATGCCATTTAAAGTATTTACAATTTGGTCCAATTGCATTCTAATCTTGACACTACGGTCATGTTGTGCATTATCCACGTTGTTTAGCCCTTTCGTTGATAGCGAATGATAAATTATACGTCATAATGTATATTTCTGTCAATGCGTCCATACGTCCTTCAAAATAGAATTTATCTGCAATATTATCAGAATCACCTATTTCTAATAGTTTAGTTTCACATTCATACATTAGATTCTTCATATGTCCATGCATGATGTCTGTACCTGTCTCACCCATGTCTACAAGCTTTTGAAGACGGGGTTCAAGTTTGCCATTAATATTAATCATTAATAACCTTTCCCTTGGAAATCATCATTCATTATATCAGTAGCCACTGACATTAAATGTTCAGTTGCATGTATTTTTCCTTCTATAAATATAATATCTTCAGGGCTTTTATCTAATGGGTCTCTATCTTGATTAAGACTAATTAAGTGTATTTTCATATATTCAATTAACTTATCCATAGAATGTGTTTTCATCTATGTACCCTTCTGCTAGTAGGCCCTCAAAGAAGTCCCATACTATTAGTAATTGTTTATAGTTTTGCTCATCCCCCTGGATTTTGGCGGTATCAATAGCCCAAGTTAAACTATTACCAAATGCTTGTATATCCTTATATGTATAACCTAACATTATTTCTCCTCATCATATTCAATATAATGTTCATCTGTAGATGTTAAATTATAATGTTTATTAAATCTACCTTTCAAGTAATTACTATCTACCCTATCAGCAATACACCAATCAGCATAGAATGTACCTTCATTTAGATTTTCATTCATCCAGTCATCTAGTAATTGTTCTGCAATTGCTTGCAGTTCTGCGTCAATTACCATTTGATTCTCATTTTCAAGAAATGATACTTCTGCCATTTTAATCCTTTCGTTAGTATGGCTTAATTATATAACATGCCACTGACATTGTATATAGAATATAGGTGTGTTTCACACCACATGTCCAAGCTTTGAGATTTCCAGGAAATATATTTGACTCTCGTAAACAACATATGCTACCCTCACCCGTGAGCGCAAAAGAGAAGCCCCCGTGTATGGGATCACGGGGGCTAAGATAAATGGCTGCTAGGACCTCAACGAAAGGGAAAACCTGCCTTACTTAGCATCTAGAGGAGATGCACCATTTATATAAATAGGCACAGGGCCTATTCAAATTATATCATATTAAACGAGTAGTCTTTCCAATGCATACTTCTCACAAAATGCCGATAGGTCCATGGTAAAGATTGCTTCATTCTTCATACCAAGAACTTTGTTTTCAAGGTTTCGGTGATCGTCTTGCTCGTGTAGCGAGAACGTTTGATCTTTCCAGTTGATAACAGCAATCTTGTGCTCGTTATCTCCGATTGAATTTACTTGAAGACCCCAGCCTGTTTCCATATTCCATTGGTCTCCAATTAATTGACTGATCGCAATGCGTGTAGCATATGATTCATCTGTCCAACGGGGACGGGCAGCAATGACAGCATCCGCCAATTTACCTAACATGTTATATCCAGCCCAGTGTCCGTATAGACATATGGTATCGCCTGCTCCGTCTACGAATACGTAGTTTGCTCTATCTCCCATTTTAAACCGCCTTTTCTAGTTGAGGGACTTTTTCCTTTTTATTTAATTCTACTATTTCTAGTGTTACTTTGTCAAGAGCCTGTTTATTCTTGTTTAAATGGTGGCTACAGAAGCTGAGCTCATTTGATGTAAGCCCTCCCACTGTATCTACATCTGACTTATTAACAAATCTGATTATCCATTTAGCCTGAGCTGGACAAGAATCGCATTTAACCCATTCGCTCATAGTTTATTACTTTCAATCATGTCTGATAGTCTATCTAATAACCATGAATCAATGTCAGCGATATCAATCTCCCGTAACTTCTCAATCATTTCTTCACGGGCAAACTTATAGCCTTCTTGGAATCCATCTTTATAATCAGACATTTAACATCCTATCATATCTATATGCCAATTCGTTATCAGCATATTTACTTTCGACTAAAACCTTAAGTTGATGCTTAGATATTAATCTAGTTACCTTCTCAATGTTACCAGTTCCTATTTCGAAAGTCAATGTTTCTTTGTTGTATGAATCAGGATCTAATCCACCAACCTCGGCGTCCCATATAGAAAAATGGAACGCCCTGGATGAATCTGCTTTTAATTTATAAAACATTAGTCCCAATCCACATCTGTGTCTTGGATTGACCAAGTATTTATTTCAACATCGTCGCCATATGCTGTTAATGAAAGTTCATCACCAAGTTTGTAATGAGCGTCAAAGTTTTCTACGTCATCAAGTGGAACCTGAACTGTTACTTCGAATTCAATAGTTCCAGTTACAGTAACAGTCTTTGATAGTTCAAAGTCAAACAGTTCTGCTATTTGTTGAAGCGCTTCTTCTTTTGTATAATTAGGATTATACAATTCAATTAGAAGATCTTCCAATTGGCTAACTTTACCTTTAAGATTATTAAAGTTTTCTACAACTCGACGGGCTTGATCTAGATCCCATTCAATTTGTACTACTTTATCTGTAATATATTCAGGCTCTTCAGGTGCTGCATAGGTTCCTGCAATCTTCTTGTAAGTTACAAGTAGATTAGGATTATATGTTTCTATTGACATTAGTTCCCTTTCGTTTCGGTAGTGGCTAAGTATATCTTATGGGTCTGACATTCTGCCATAGCCTTATCATCTCTCCAACTACCCTCGTTGCAAGATGAACAGAATTCCCCACATCCCTCTTCACAATAATCTATTGTGTCATAGGATTGGCAGGCATAGCACATATTGGTATATTCTAGATTCTCTTTAACTTCACCACGGACAATCTCATATTCTCCACCCCAACCTGTCTCTTCCTCAAATTCAAGGGTTAGTAAAGAGTTAGGAATAAGATTACTTAGTTTAGTTAATATAGTTACAGCAGGTGACCAAGCAGTGTTATATTTATATACTAGCCAGTTATCATCACCCTCTGATGTATACTCAAGTAATTCAGTATCAGGATATTCATCTTTGTCTGCTACGGCGACATCCCATTTTGTTCCCCAGTTAGATGTATTCCATGAATACCAATCTTTCTGAGTTTTAGCATGTGCTACCTCTTTAGCAAACCAGTCAGGTGCACTCGTGTCTGTTCCTAGTCGTGTAGGCTGTTGAACATATTCTTGCATTGTAATACCGTCTTGTAGTGGAGAATGTATATTCCAAAATGCAAAGACAGGATTAGAGTAAGTTGATTCTGTTACTTCCATTTTCATAGTTTCCATATTCCAACTATCGTGCCATACCATAAATGGCTCGTTAAGTTTATCTTTGATAAAATCTATCTCAGACTTAGGTCCTTGGATTGTTAATGTGTTATACACCCAGTTAGGCATATTATTCCTTTCGTTAATTAGCGCAATTGTAGCAGAGTCAACTGACATTATCAAGGATTTCGGGGCTTTTTATATACATGCCGTAAGAGAGCTAAATGGCCTTCACCTCTGGGGGCTTTGCGATCCATAACGGACTTGAACCGTCGACCTCTACCGTGACAGGGTAGCGCTCTAACCAACTGAGCTAATGGACCTAGATGTGGGGCCCTTTCGGGCCCCAGTTGATTAGGCTAACGCCTTGACCGCTTTGAGAATTTTATTCTTTTCTGCGGTAATGATTGGGTCAAATCCACTTGCACCAGCATTTAGCGATTCAGTATTACCAGTACGGGCGGTACGGTAATAATCTAAACGCTCAGTCAATGCATTAAACGCACCCCAAGCAGTGCCTTTAATTGTGTTATTAGTTGGTGAGTTATGATAAAGGTCATCAATTAAAACAACCTTGTTCTCCCACTTCTTTAATGCGCCTTTAACATCTGCTTCAGGCTTTGGATATAGATTGCGAATCAAATCCGAAAATTGCTTATCGGTAATTGATTGCTTAAACAATTCGTCCGCTTCCTTTTGGAATGCATCTGCATATGCAAATGTTAATCCCAATGCTTGACGGGCTTGCACAATTCTGCCTTCAGCAGTTTGTGTATGACGAATCTTGAATGATTGCTTAGCGCCCTTCATTGCAAGATTAAGAGTGTTTTGGCATACAACGCGAACGGGTGTGATTGCTGCTTGAACTGCAACTGAACCGTCGTGAGATGTCCATACAATTAGATATAACTTAGTTCTATCGTTAATACCTTGTGGGTCTAATACGATCTCTCTAGGTATATCCAATGAGCCAAATACAACTTTGCCCTTCTTGATTGAGCCAGCAGATTCCCATTTAGCAGAATCGTTGTCTAATACATTATCAGCGAATGCAAATAACTCTTCATTCTGAACAGTTTTGTATCGCTTGCCAACTACTGATAAAACATCAGTGCCTTGATCAAACGGGTTATCTCTAATCACATAGAAATTATCTGATGTATTTCTCCATGTGTTTGGGATATGATCTGCAACATCTGACAAGCGGACATTCCAGTTATTCAACTTTGCTTCTTCAAGCATTGTTGCGGTAGTTACATTTTCATCTTGAGCGAAAATGCGATTTGCAAGATTATGCCAAGCAGGTGCACCACGCAATGCAAATGCTACTTGACCATCTTGCTCTTCGAGATTATGAGCCATTTTATCCTTTCGTTTGGTTGAATGCTTATTCTAACATACACGACTGACATTGTCTATCTTATTTGACATGAATTTGCGGGGGTTTTCCACAGGGTGCCGTAAGGCTGTGGATAAGTCCCCAGCTATTGAGGGCAGGAGAAATGGGCCAGGGGACTAATCTGGCCCAAGTTTATTAGATTAAGTTATGAATTTCTTCTGGAAAGAATGCTGCAAATACTTTTTTGTTTTCTTGTGTATCAACAACATACACTTTAACATTACCTTGAAATTTTTTTAAATTAGGTTTAACCAATTTAGTTAATGAATCACGATTATAACTGTTTGCAGAATAAATTGTTAGATCATGAGCTTTATTAGCATCATAGATTTCTACACGATACCGCATTGTGTTCCTTTGTTAGTAGGGATAAAAATTATACCATAAGGGGTAGGTGTTGTCTATCGCCCACGCACCCACCCTTATGATTATCTAATTAAAGATAACGAGCAATAGCGTTGTAGGTGCTTGCGCTAACTACTTCCTCGTCTGTCATTTTAAGGATACGGATAGCATTTTCCATCTCATCTTTCATCTCACGATAAGAGTGCTGATGTAGTTGCTCGTAGTCCTTAGTTGGCTCGGCAGGAAAGTCTTTCTCATCAACGATTATATCAAAATCAACATTGAGAGTTTTATTCCAGTTGCGATAGTTGGTGCGTAGGTTTTCTGATTTAGCAAAATTAGCAATAGCCCACTTGCCAATTTCCTTACGCCACTTCTCTAAAGCCTTTTGGTATTTGGCTTCGTTTTCGTCTTGCTTTGTGTAATCAGCCTCTAGTTTGGCTAATCTTGTTTCTAAGGCTTTGATAACCTTAGTAGTAGCGATTTTCACGCTAATTGGTTTGCTTCTTGCCATTTGTATTTCCTTTCGTTAGGTGGGTTTATTATAGCGGATACCACCGACAAGCGGTATCCAACCTGTGCTTAGTTAGTTAGACTTGTCCAACGCTCTTTGCCTTCTACATCAAGCAAGATACGACTTACACCGCTTGGGTGGTTGTCTATTGCTTTAATGATACCTACAACATTACTTGTTGTAGTTGTATAGGTCTGTCCGACCTCTAGTGTTTGGTTCATTTGTTTCCTTTCGTTAGGGGTTTATTATAGCACCAGCCACCGACAATTAGTAGTCGGTTTCAGGTAGCCACGCTTCTAGGTGATGAGCCTCTATAATCGCATAGGCAGGGGCTTCAGGCTTACCTTTCCAATATATGCCTTCAGGCAGTTTGATTAACTTATTAAGTTCATCAGCATAATAAGCATCAATAGCATCAATACATGGTGCTACCATAGATGATGGAACGGGTGGGTAATGATTACCCCGTAGATGAATTAAAATTGCTTGGTCTAAGTCAAAACTCTCTGCTAAGTCTGACGCTGTGTTATATCCCATTGTTTTCCTTTCGTTAGATTGGAATTATAGCAGATTTAACTGACATTTTTTAAGACACGCCCATATTTTCCAGGGTGATTTGTATCACACCCTTAAAGACACGCCCGACCCCGCAGCTATGTGGGCGCCTTTTATCCGCTAAGCCCGTCTTGATCTATATCAGGTTTAGAATACAATAAAACAAAAAGAAAAATAATAAATGGAGCAATTATTGCAATTGATAAAATTGCTCCAATTATTTCACCTAACAAAAAATCCATGGGCATTTATTTCTTAGTAGCAGAAAATCTTATATCTGCTTTACCATAAACACACAATCCGCATGACACGCAAGCGGAACCGTTAGCAGAAATTAGCGGAATGCTTTTATTATTTTCAGGACATTTAGCGCCAGGCTTACCAATTAATTCTTTCATAGTACTTTCGGTAACGGCAAAAGTTTTTCCTAAATAAGCCAATCTAATTTTAGTACCAGTCTTACGCAGATCATGAGCAATATCTTTATTCTCATCATCCGTTGAATAATAAAGAGATAAGTTTTCAATACCGTCTAGGATAAGCGCTGCAGACTTAACTCGTGTATACACCCAAAATTGAATATCGGTATTATTTAAAATAACATATTGCCATGCACGTGCATAGGTATCATTAAAAAAATCTCCGTCCCAATGAATGCGGAATAATAACTTAGCATTTTTCTTTTCACAATCTTTTCTAAAATCATTAATCATATTTTCTATTAAGTCCACCATAGTGGGCTCGTCGGCGTCTTTAAGTAAATTCCAATTGTGAATGAGCACGTCTCTAACGCCCTTATATACTTTTTCTAACTTACCCGCATAACATACGCTTTCGCATATGCTAGTAGCGCCAGGGCATGAGAATGCCTTACCCGCAGGCAGGCCGAAAGTATTAGCAATGGCAGAAGTCTTACCATTTTTAGATACAAGGTTAGTAACCTTACGATCATTAGATCTTTTTAGCATAAGGGGAATTATAGCAGTTGGGGCCGACATTATAAATCCCCCATTTCTGCATCGGCCATTCTTGACATAGCCCAATCTTGAGCTAAATCCCGATCATAGACGGCCATTCCTTCGGTAGAATAACCACGGGCACAAATTGTGCAAATAGAATGGTTAGTGCAGTAACATGAGTTTACATCGTTCATAAGTTGACCTTTCGTTGGGTGAATAAGAATTATAACAGAGACCTACGACATTACCTAATCGACACGCCACAAAATCCAGGGGATTTTGTGCATGTGTCTTAAATCACAAAATGCCCCCACAGGTATTTGTGGGCGCCGAACATTTGTTCGAATAGTTAATCTAAAGCTTTTTTATGTTTTAATTTTCTATTATATTTTTTTTTATTGCGAATAGGTTGCGCCGCATTACTACGGCGCAATTCTTGTATTCGTTTTACTTTATCTAGAATTAAATTGGGGAACATGATAACCGCTTGCTTCATAAAATTTGTTTGCGTCAAATTTAGGATTATCTTTAGCAAACATTAAAGCAAAATCCACAATTACTTTAGAAAATAAAGCAGGGTGAGTTTTATCTGAAACATATTTCATAATTTCAGCAGTAGCAATATAATCTTTACGGGTCATCATTTTATAGATACCAATCCTAATCTACTAAAGTTTTTAGTATACATTTTGCCATCAGGCATTGATAAATTATATGTTGCGAATTCATTAGCAAATCCAACATCATAACATTTTGCGAAAGCCTCAAACGCTGTTAATGCGTCAGAGAATTTGTGTGTGAATTCTAATTCACCATCATACCAAGTATCTAGTCTATACATTAAATTACCCACTTATCTAAAGAGCAATCGCAACTCTCTACATCATAATTGTTTTCATCGCCCCAAAATACAAATCCTGCGCCACCGCATTCATCGCATTCTACGGCAAGTATCTCTAGTATATTTCCCATTTATAGTTTTCCTTTCGTTGTTGTTATTGGTAATTATAGCGTAGGGGTCTGACAATTAGTCAAACGCCCCTTCATTTAATAAACCAATTTTGATATTAAATAATTCATCGGGGGTGGCTTCGTCTAAATCTACCCAGCCAGCACCCTCATCATTCATTCTAAATATCTCAATATATCCCATTATTATTCACCTACCTTAACCGCAATAATGCGATAGTGGTCTTTATAAGAATGCGGTGTGCGAATTAAAACACGATACGCTTCTTTATCATTACCAAACCAATGGTCGGTTTTTTCGCCGTTAATAATTTCTCCATTAAGAGAATTAGAGCGATATTCTTTACCTTGTAAAAGGTTTTCTATTGTGTATAAGTTAGCCATTGTTAGCCACTTCCTTTCGTTATAGCCGATATTATACTCTAACCTACTGACAATTTTCATATTACTTGTGAGTAATTCCATATTTTGAGACGCTCAATTTGTGTGTTCTTAATCACATTTAGCCTGTGGACGACACGCCCGACACGCCACGACACGCCCGAAAGTTATCCACAGATTTCAGGGTTTTTTTTAAATGTGTCTTAAATCACATTTTGCCCCCACAGCTTTTGTGGGCGCTTCCGCCTTTTGTCAAGGCAACACGCCGTTATTTATTTTATTTTTTTATTAAATTTATTTAATAAAATTTCTTCAACCATTTTTAATTGTAATTCGGTTAGGTGATCTACCTCAACCGAATTTTTAAATTGGTTAGCTAACTTTTCTGCGGGATTTTCCATTTTTAATTTTCCGTTTCTTTTAAATAATCTTCATGCTCTATTAAACCAATAGAGAACGCAATCGGATCGCAACACTCTAAGATTTCGCTGGCGGTGAAAGTAGAATGACCGATTTTATAAGTAGGATAAATCTCATCTAACATCTGGCAGAAACTTTCCTTTAATTCCAAATCCTTTTCGAATTGTGATTTCATTTATCTCTCCTAATTAGTATAATGGAATAAATAAAAGCAATAGAGCCAACTAGTAACCATGTCGGGATATCTATACCGACACCATTAGGCCATAGCCCGTTAATGTATAGCGAAAAGTATTCGCTATCAAATAATAATTCTAAGTTCATTATTCGTATTCCTCCCAATCTAGTGTTAAACCCTTTTCGATTACCTCGTCCATGCTAATCATGTCCTCATCAAATAGGCTTTCCTCGTTATGCTTGTCTAACTTTTCTGCCTCATCTAAGTAGGCATAAGCGTCTGCTATATCCGCTTGAATAGTGTCCCATTTAGTCATCATTATTTATTTGACCTCTACCTCTCTAATGTTGTAAGTAAAACCATTACCAAGTTTATTTAATTCAGCCATTACTGCTAATAAGTCATCAGCACTTTCAGCCTTGTTTCCTACTGATAGCAAACTGCCACCTTGCCATAGTGAGTATGTTATTGTTATTTTCATTAGTTAGCCTCGCTCTCATCTATGTCAAACATTTCAGCAAACATCTTGTTTGCTTGTTGTAAGGCTTCTAGTGCCTCGTTTAGTTTATCCATTTTCTGTCCTTCTTTCGTTAGGTTGTTCATTAAGGTAAGACTATCATTAGCGTCCGACATTATCAAGCCGACACGCTGACGGGTAGAGTGTGAGTTGCCTCACATCTCCTTTTCATTAGCGACATGGTAGGCAAATGTTATGCCCTCACCATATTCAGACACTAGGTCATCATAGACCTCATCTAGATAGTTAAGGTATTCGTTCATTTTATTTCCTTTCGTTAGGTTGAGCGGTTATTTGCTAGGCTCACCCTTTCGGGATTATTTGCTAGGCTCACGCTCTAATTTTTTATTCTTTATTTAATTTGTTATACTATAATCCTAACATGGGGGACTGACATTATGCCTATCACAAATCGGACATGTCGGACATTTCTAGAATTATTTTAGAATAATCGTGTGAGGTTAATCACATATGGTCGCTCTATCTGGACAAATCGGACATTTTAAAACCCTGGATCATACAAATAAAATCTATATTAACATTTTGGTAAATATGAATATATTAGTCGACTAGAATATTTATATTATATAATAGAGATATGCAAAATGTATATTTAATTGGTGATTGTAATGTTCTTAGAATTGCTGAATGTCATAATTTTAAAAATAGCAATATTAATTTTCAGGTTTGGGGAGTGGGCGGAGCTAATATATTTAATTTTGATGCTTTAGGTTATAAATCAAGTGATACTATATCATATAATTTTGAAAGTGGTTTACCAGAATCATGGCCTAAATTACTATCATTTAAAGATATAAAAGATGACGGGTTAATATTATGTTGGTTTGGCTATATTGACGTAAAAAATTATTTACCTAAATATAACACCATTGTAGATCAAATGGTTATTAGATATATTAAAAATTTAAAAGAAAATTTTCCAGAATCTAAGATACGTATAATTGAGCCACATCCTCAGTTTGTTGAAACAATAGTAAGAAAAGAAGAAGGTCTACCAGAATATAGTTACGAATTAAGAGAAATTGAAAATAAAAAACTTTGTGAATCTCTTCAAAAACATTCATTACGATTGGGTCTAGGTCCCACTATTACTCAACAACAAATATATCAGTCAACTGGATTAAATGAATTTACTATGAATCATATTGAAAAAAATACTGATAGATTACTCTATAAATATAGGGTTAGTATATATAATATGCTTATGCAAGAAATATATGGAGCATTGGGTATAAATTAGTCTCTTATTTCCGCCGTCGCACTTTTTTCCGCAATTCACTTTTAATTTTGCTCTGTATTTAGTATACTGGTCTAATTGGTCCATAGCTCAGCTGGCAGAGCGCAGAGCTGTTAACTCTGATGTCCCAGGTTCGAGCCCTGGTGGACCAGCATATATTACAAGGAGGTAATTATGGAGCATAATAAATTAACACCAGAAGGCGCAATAATAATTGGCGCATTTTTGGCAGTAATAGTTATTCTTTCTATTGTTATAGCATCTTAGTTTTGGCTTCATCGTCTATCGGTTAGGACATCGCCCTTTCACGGCGGTAAGACGGGTTCGATTCCCGTTGGAGCTACATTTGATATAATAACAATATGAGTATATCTAAAATTATTTGGCAAACCCATAACCATAATTTTGATAACCTTCCAGAAGAGTATAAAGAAAATGTTTTTTTATGGAAATCTAGGAATTTAGATTGGCAATATGTATATCATAATGCGGAAGAAAGAAAACAATTTTTAGTTAATAATGGATTTATTAAAAATTTGTCTGGAGAAGATAGATACGATCATTTGCATGGAGTAACTCAGTCTGAAATCTGGAGGGCTGCAATAATATGGAAAAATGGTGGATCTTACGCTGATCTTGATTCTATTCCTGTGGTCCCAAATTGTTTAAATAGGGCTGTCATAGAGGCTGATGATCTTAAAATGGACTACAGTATAATTTGTACAAATGATCCTCAGCATAAAAAAATTGGATCTAATAATTCTAATTTTATAGCTCCAAAAGGATCAAACTTTTTAAAATCTATTTTAGATAAATTTTTAAAACCATTAAATTTGGAAGATTCATCTTTAACTGATGAGCAAAAATTGAGTAGAGCTAAATTTATAATTAATAATTTAACTTTTGGCGCAGAAGTTATACTTAGAGATGATATAGCATTTACACTTAATGCAATAGATCATGGAGATCATTTAAAACCTGAAGAAGAAATACCGCTTGACAGACTAATTTTTTAAATGCTACAATCTTAGCCTTGGACAGTTTTCGGAGATAATATCAAGGGGTTAAACTCCAAGTGCGACAATGACGGAAGTTATTAGTCTGATGATCTAATCCATAGATTATTCAACCGATGAATTGCAGGCTTACAACCTTAAAAGACAATTTCGGGGTCCTTTTACAAAAAAAGGGGTGTAGGGGTTGTATGCTCCAAATCTGGAAGTATCCAATTAAAAGAACATAATATAATAGATTATAATAATATAAAGATATACTTAAGATATGAAAGATTTAAAAAGCGGGGAAATAAAAATTTGGGACTTTGATCTCAGACCAATACCAGTAGATCATGAGACTGATTGGGAATACATTAATAGATGCCATAAGGTCCATACATACGTAGTTGGTCCCAATCCTCCAGCTATATGGTGGAGTATATAATCTACATATATATTCTAGTTGACTAAGATATATATCAGATATATAATACATATATGAGATCTATTTATCAGAAATTAGTAGCAAGTTCTTTAATCATTATGATGGCATATATAGCATTTGCTTACATCTTAGCCTAAATTTAAAATAGCCTTTAAAAGCCTTCTAAGGCCTATATCCCGATTTTCTGGGTATATAGCTAGGGGTAAGTATGGGTTCTCTACTTTCGACGCACTGAAATTTTTGCAATTGCACTAATTGAGAGGATTTAGTATCCTATAACTATGGAACAATATATTAGAGGAGATGAGCCCCTCTGGGAATATTTAAATGAAGAACCATATACTATTAGACAAAGAATGGCTGAATATTTTTTAGCAGACGAACTCTTAGTAGTAGATATAGGAGCTTATAAGGTTCCGCTTAATGTTAAAGGTGAATTGATATCTATAGACCCACTTAATACATTTGCAGGAGGATACAATAAAGACGTTAAAACCTTCTTGCAAGAAGTTAATCCAATTAATTTTTCATTATCTTGCTTAGGGTTAGCCATAGAAGGTGGACAAGATCAATGGGATGCTTTTATTCAATTATTTAAAAAGTCAAAAATAGCAGTAATAGAATACTCTAGAGATGTTCATGATCATTCATATTTTGATCAAATAGAAACTTTATGTAATTATAAAAAGGTTTATTTTAAAGCATTTTTAGATATGCCAAATGTTGAGGTTGAAGGTATTAAGCCATACCCTAGAAGAAAATTTTTAGTTTTTAAATAACTTATTCCAAAACAATATTTTTTTAAGAAATGCTTCAAGTTTATTTTGCATTTTAAGCTCATTACTTTCATTTTTGTAATGGTCTGATTGAAAATAAGGACTAAATATTTGCTTAGAAAAGTGTCTTGGACTCATAATATAATTATACACCAATATAGTATAAAACCCAATCAGAGGCGGATCCGATTGGGTTTTGCTACTTATTGTAGCTACGTAAGGAGCCTAAGCTCGACTTACAAAATAATTGTATAATTATTATTTTTCAAAGTCAACAGATTTATTGATCCCAGCCTTTACTTTCATTTAATAATTTTGTTCTTTTATCTATTTCATCTATAAATTGTGGATTTAACTTTAATGGCGTATTCCATTCATTTAATTGTTCATCGTTTGGATTTTCAATATTTCCTATTTGTTGATACCATTCTGGACTTTTATAATTATAAAAAGTTCCTGGATTATCTTTTGCTAGTAATGAAAAACAAGAAAAGGCAAATCGAATACCACTATTTACTTCTCTAACACCATGATCATATGGCACACAAGCACCATGTAATACTATATCTCCTGGTTCTGGTTGGACTTCAAAACAAGGTTCATAAAGTTTTTTTGCATCAATACGCATATCCCCAGTTTTTTCAGTACCATCTGGATTTATATTGGGGTAATATAAAGCACCACCAGTAAATTCACCAGTGTATGCAATCATTCCATATTCAAGATCACAACATGTTGACCATTGGTCTATTTCAAGCAATAAATCACATTTATCTTTTCCAGGACTGTCAGTATGAACAAACATGCCGTCGTCATCAGGTTGAGAAACCATAAAATTTCTTACTGGATGCAAAACAATTTCTGGATAAATTAATTCTGACATAAATTTCCATAATTTAAATGTACTAGGATATGGCTTAGTCATTTTATCTTTATACCAATTTCTAACACTCCAATAATTTTCATCCCTATCTATTTTAAAATCATTAAGGTCTTTTTGAAGATCCTCTAAAATATCTTTAGGAATGATGTTTTTGTATATAAAAATTCTATCGGCTAATTTTGTGCATCTTGGGTCATCATAAAACATATAACATTCCTCCTTTTTTATATCAATATTATATCATCTATATGATATAATAGGAAAATGACCGAAAATACAAACGAGGTATCAATTAAATGCTGTGAAGCATGTACATGTGAAAATCCTCATAAATCAAAACCAGAGTAATTTTAAATTTACTCAAAAAAATAAGCCCTAGTCAATAGACCAGGGCTTATAGATATTATAAAACTTTATTCTTTTATCAAACCTTTTTCTAATAATCTTTGATATGTATTTGTACAAATTAATTCAAAACTAAATTTACCTTGTTCAATATGATTAGTAGATTCCTCTTCAGAAATTCCGCTATTAGAATACATATATTTCATATCCTCAATAAATCCATCTAGCATTAATTTAATAATTTCTTCTTTATTCATTTGAGTCTCCACCTTCTGTTGTAAATGCAGGGGCTGGGCCTAATAAAAATCCCTTTTCATGATACTCTATCAGTTTAGCCACCTCATCTCCATCATCCTTTGATGAGTATTTTGCTAATAACGTTAAAACATCGTATATTCTATGTAGCATTATATAATTTACCATAGGCAAATTATCTTCAAGATCTTTGGCTTGCTTGTTATTGTCAGACATTTTTACCAACTCTTTCTTTCATATCGTTATACAATTTTTCTCCAATAAATTTTTTATAGGAGCATGATAAACAATATAAGTATATATTGTCTTCCAAATCTAAATTAGATTGAAGAAGGCCTTGGTCCATTGGGCACTCAAGCCTAGGCACAAGACCATCTTCTGATAAAGCTATATATTGAGATACATATTGTATCCGTCGCAAAATTGCTCCTTAAGCTTTAGGGAATTGATTAATCAACTCCTTGGCCTTTCCTATTGAGTTAGGCCATGACGACCAATCTTTTCCGCCATTGGTCATATAATACGTTATCTCTGCGTTTGTTACTGGGTCAAATAATTCCTTATTTGAAACTAAATTAAATTTTTCTAATCTATCTATGCCTAGTTCTCCAAGCATATTAATTTGAAAAATCCCGTAAGATTTATCACCAGTTGATTTGTTGTCGTTTAGAGCAAGCGGTCTCCCGTTAGACTCTACCATAGCAACAGCCCAAGCTGTTTTTAAAGCAATTCCTTCAAATCCTACAGCCCATAATAAATCTTTTAAATCTTCGGCTGCAAGCATTTCAGAATGCTTATAAGTTTCATTGCTGAACTTATTTATTATTTCTCTCTTTAGTTGTTTTTCGGTTTTTTGTACCTTCTCAGGCGCAGTTGTTAAAGCTTGGCTAACTGTAGGTCCAGGCTGGACTGTAAATAAAAATAATGTTATCATTATAATAACAGTCCAATTATGAACTACATCGCTCAAACTTTGTTTGATTCTCTCCATTGGCATTCCTCCTTTAGAGATAACGAACTATAATAGTAGCATTAATTACTTAAGCGTGTCAACTCAGTTGACCAGAAAGAATTTATGAATATTTCATTTTCTACGCCTATAGTTAACCTAAGAACTAATAATGGATACGGATATGCAAGCAAAAATATAATAAAATCTTTAAATAATCTAGGACACTTCACTCCATTTCAAGATCCAAAATCTAAATTACAATTAAATTTTTCACAACCATCACATTTTAAATTACATAAAAATCAATATCAAATTAGTTATACACCATGGGAATCTACCGTAATTCCAGAAGATTGGAAATATTATATGGATGCATGCGACGAAGTCTGGGTAACTTCAGATTGGTGTGCAAATGTATTTGAAGATAATGGTTTTAAAGTTTCTAATGTATATCCACACGGCATTGATCCTATGTGGATACCAAATAGAAGAAAAGAAGACGGTGTAATTAAATTTTTGCATATAGGAGAACCAGCACCAAGAAAAGCTGGACAAATGGTACTAGATGCATTTGGTAGTTTGTTTGGAAATAAAGAAGGATATTCATTAACCATTAAAGCAGATCAAATAAATACAACTAGAGTATATAACAATTATCTAGATAAAAATATTTTAGGTGTTCCAGATAAATATTATAACAATGTGTCTGTAATTACAAATGTTTTAAATGACAAAGAACTTGTAAGCCTGTATCAGTCTCATGATGTTTTAGTATATCCAAGCCATGGAGAAGGATTTGGATTTATTCCACTGCAAGCACTAGCAACTGGCATGCCAACAATTTGTACAAGCGGCTGGGCACATTATGAAAAATATTTAGGTCCATTAAAATTAAAATCAGAACTAATAGATTCACCTTGGCCATTCCCACACGAAGGAAAAGTTTTTGAGCCAAACTATCAACACCTACTTGAACTTATGAGAGACGTTTCAATAAACTTTAATGCATATTCAGGATATTATTTTGCTCAGTCAACTAAAATACATAAAGATTATAATTGGAAACAGTTGACTAAGAATTCATTTGATAAAATTTTAAAAAAACTTAATTAAACCTAGACCAATAAAATAAAGTTTGGTACACTTAGACTTCAATCAAATTTTAAAACTGCGTTGGCGGAGAAAAGGTCGTATATAAATGTCATTTACAATTGAAAACCCATATGAAAATTTTATTGCATTATCTAGATATGCAAAGTGGGTTCCAGAAGAAAACCGCAGAGAAAATTGGCAAGAAACTGTAGATAGATACTTTTCTTTTATGCTAGATCATTTATTTAAAGAATACTCATACGAACCTTCAGCAAAATTAATATCAGAATTAAAACAAGCAGTTTTAGACAGAAACGTTATGCCATCAATGAGAGCAGTAATGACTTCTGGCCCAGCATTAGAAAGAGATCATGTTGCTGGATACAATTGTTCATTTGTTCCAGTTGATTCACCACGTTCATTTGATGAAACAATGTATATTCTTATGTGTGGCACTGGCGTAGGGTTTTCTGTTGAGTATAAGTATATTAATAAACTTCCTGCCGTCCCAGAATCTTTAGAAAAATCAACTACAGTAATTACAGTAGAAGATTCAAAACAAGGTTGGGCAAAAGCATATCGTGAACTATTAGCATTACTTTGGTCTGGACAGATTCCAGCAGTTGATGTAACTAAACTTAGACCCGCAGGCGCAAGACTTAAAACTATGGGTGGAAGATCTTCTGGACCACAGCCATTAGTAAATCTTTTTGATTTTACAATTAAGATATTTAAAAATGCAGTTGGAAGAAACTTAAAGCCAATTGAATGTCATGACCTTATGTGTAAAATTGGAGAGGTTGTTGTAGTTGGTGGAGTTCGTAGATCTGCAATGATATCTCTTTCTAATATTAATGATATTGAAATGGCAGCAGCCAAGTCAGGTAATTGGTGGGAAAATAGTCCACAAAGAGCATTGTCAAATAACTCAGTTGCTTATTCTAGAAAACCAGAAATGGCACAATTTATAGCAGAATGGAAAAATCTTTATGACTCAAAATCTGGAGAACGTGGAATTTATAATGTTGCCGCTGCACAAGCACAGGCAGCTAGATATGGAAGGCGGGATCCTGAAATACACTATGGGACAAACCCTTGCTCAGAAATTATTTTGCGTCCTTATCAGTTTTGTAACCTTTCAGAAGTCGTATTACGTGAAAAAGATACAATTGATGATGTTAAGAATAAAGTAAAACTTGCTACTATTTTAGGAACATGGCAATCTACATTAACAGATTTTAAATATTTGCGTAAAATTTGGAAAGACAACACAGAAGAAGAAAGACTACTTGGGGTATCTTTAACAGGACAATTTGGACATAAATTTTTTTCTGGAAAAGAAGGTTTAGACAAACTAGAACAAACTCTTGTATCTCTTCGTGAATCAGCAAGAAAGGTAAATGCTGAAGAGGCTAAAAAAATTGGAATTCAAGAGTCAGCAGCAATTACTTGCGTTAAGCCATCAGGTACAGTTTCACAGTTAGTTGGTGTTTCTTCTGGAATGCACCCATGGCACTCTAAACATTACATTAGAACAGTTCGTGGATCAAAAACAGATCCAATCTCTGTTTTCTTAAAAGAAGTAGGCATACCAGTAGAAGATGACGTTATGAAGCCAAAAGAAACCTACGTATTTTCTTTTCCAGTAAAGTCTCCAGAAGATGCAATTGTTAGAAACGATTTAACCGCTATAGATCATTTAAACACATGGCTTGTTTATCAAAGAGCATGGTGTGAACATAAACCATCTATCACCGTCTCAGTAAAAGAAGATGAATGGATGGAAGTTGGTGCCTGGGTATATAAAAACTTTGATGAGGTTTCTGGAATTTCATTTTTACCTTCTTCTGATCATTCATACAAGCAAGCACCGTATCAAGAAATAACAAAAGAAGAATACGAAGACTTATTATCAAAGATGCCAAAATCTATTCGTTGGGAAGATTTGTCTTTTTATGAAACAGAAGATGGAACTTCTACAAACGCTACGCTTGCATGTACGTCTGACGGAAATTGTGAACTTGTAGATATTTCTGCATAGTGGTATTATATTAGTATTGGGTAACCCCCAAAATTCCTGGGCACAAGGCTCAGAAATAGGAGGATCTTAATGAAAAAAGATCTAAATAACAATGGAGTAATAACAATGACAGAACAAATCCTAGCAGCGGTTGGAACTTATGCTCGTGCATTTCTTTCAGCAGCTATCGCTTTGTACATGACTGGTAATACAAATCCAAAGGACCTTTTGATGGGTGGAATTGCAGCAATAGCCCCAGTAATTTTAAAGGCTCTTTCACCAAGCAATCAAGAGTTTGGTTTCAAGTCAGCTAAGTAATTTAGTAAACTGAATTAAGAAGGCTCCTGTGCTAAAATAAGCATAGGAGTTTTCCTATTTTAGGAGATTTTGAAAATGGCAGTACAAAAGAATTTTGAAGTAGATCAAAATGCTACATTTACCTTTGAGGTTCAATACACCTTAGAGGATGAAGTCACACCAATAAGTTTAGTAAATGCAACTGCAAAGATGCAAGTACGTGATACTAAAGGTGGATCCAAACTAGCATTTACACTAACATCACCCTCTGGTGGTATAACAATTAATGGCGCAACTGGAACACTAACCGTTAAAATGACACCTACCCAGACAAATAAACTCTTTTATCCAAAATCTTCTTATGACATTATGGTTGTCGATTCTAACGGGAATAAAATAAAACTCCTTGAAGGGTTTTTAACTCTCAGTAGATCGGTAACTATATAATGTCAACAGAAAAAGTAATAGTAACAGAAGTAAAAAATAAAGTAATTATAAAATCACCAGGACCACAAGGCCCTGCTGGAAGAACTATATTAAATGGAATCTCTGCACCATCAAATAATCTTGGAGTTACTGGAGATTTTTACTATAACACAATTACAACAGATTTTTACGGACCTAAACTTACAGATTTAAGTTGGTCTGGCGCAACTGTTATTAAATTTATTCAAGAAGGTTCAGATTATGCATATTCATCTTCATGGGAAATTGCTCAAGTTGTAGGACCAACTAATAAAGTATATTCAGTAACCCTAACACATAATCTTGGATTTTTTCCAAATGTAACAACAAAAGATAGCTCTGGAGAAACAGTTGAAACTGGACTGGACTATTTAGATATAAATAGAATAAGGCTGACAATGGCTCAACCATTTTCAGGGACAGCATACCTGTCATAAAGGAGAAACAAAATGGCAAGAAAATTTTTAGTTAGCTTAGACCTTAACAAAAATGAATTACAAAATGCTCGAATTCAAAACCTTAGTACTGCGCCTTCAAGCCCAGTAGAAGGTCAAATATATTTTAACACAGTAGATAAAATTGTATACTTTTATGACGGAACAAACTGGATTTCTACATCTGGATCCTTAGAAGTAATTCAAGATGCTATTGGGGCATACGTTTCTGGTGGCACTGGCCTAACAGCGACATATAGTGACTCAACAGGCACTACAACAATTGATTTAGATAATACAGCAGTAACAGCTGGATCATATGGATCTACAACAGCAATTCCTACATTTACAGTAGACGCACAAGGTCGTTTGACTGCAGCAGGAACAGTAAACGTAGCAACCAATCTTTCAATTGCTGGAGATACTGGAACAGACACAGTTAATTTATTAACTGACACACTAACTGTTGCAGGTGGAGAAGGAATTGACGTTGCTGTAACAAACAACACAATTACAGTTTCAGCAGAAGATGCAACCTCATCAAACAAGGGTGTTGCCAGCTTTAATTCAACAGATTTTACAGTAACATCTGGAGCAGTAACATTAAACGCTGAACGTGTTCAAGATATCGTCGGTGGATTGGTCGCAGGGGGAACTGGAATTACAGCGACATATGATGACGCTGGAAATACAGAAACAATTAGTATTGCAAATACTTCTGTGTCTGCAGGAACATATGGATCTGCAACCAAAACTACAACAGTTGCAGTCAATGCCCAAGGACAGTTAACTTCTGCCTCAGAGCAAAATATTTCAATTCCATCTACACAGGTAAACGACTTTACAGAAGCCGTTCAAGATGTAGTTGGTGGGATGGTCAGCACAAATACAGAGTCAGGCATTTCAGTAACATATGATGATACAAATGGGAAGCTTGATTTTGATACAAATGACTTTAACATCACCCTTACAGGAGATGTAACAGGTTCTGGAACAGTAACCAATCTTGGCAACGTAAGTTTTGCAGCTACAATTCAGCCAAACTCAGTAGAGCTTGGAACAGATACAACTGGAAACTACATTGCAACAATTGCTGGAACAGCTAATGAAATTGAGGTTTCTGGCTCTGGATCTGAAAATTCAGCAGTAACAATTGGACTTCCAGATAGCGTAACAATTACCAACGATTTAACAGTTGGTGGAAATTTAACAGTTAATGGAACATTAACTTCATTAAATACTGAACAAGTAACAATTGAAGATAACGTAGTTGTTTTAAATAGCAATGTCACAGGTTCTCCAGCAGCAAATGCTGGAATTGAAGTAGAGCGTGGAACCTCTGCAAATACATCAATTATTTGGAACGAAACAAATGACAAATGGACACTTACAAATGACGGAACCAACTATCATGCTATTACTAGAAAGTATGTAGAAACTCTTTCAACCTCTGCAACATCCTACACAGTAACTCATAATTTAGGATCCGCCGATGTGTTAGTTCAAGTTTCAGAAGTAGCATCTCCATATTCTAAGGTCGAGACAGATGTAGAACTTACATCAGACTCAGCGGTAACAATTAAATTTGCAACCGCACCATCATCTGGAGCATATAAAGTAGTAGTTATAGGATAACAAATTGAAACTAAAGTCTTTATTAAATTTAGCAACATTAGCATCCGACCCTGCGGGGTCGGAAGGCGATGTCTTTTTTAATACAACAGAAAAGGCTTTAAAGATTCATAACGGAGCAATATGGGTAACAATAGCAAGTAATACAGACCCAGCACCATTTTATTTACACACTCATACATACGATGGAGCAATACATACAATTGATATTGAAAACCCAATAACATTTAAAGAGATAAATAATGTCGCAAGTGTTTTAGAAAATATTCCTAAAATAACAGGATTTGATGGAGGCCAACCTTCAGATATTGTTGAAGATCCTAGCTTCTTAGAACTATCACTGTTAGATGGCGGAAAAGCTTAATATTTTAGGCAATTATAAATAACAGATGATATAATTATCTTAAGTCATAATTAAGAGGTATAATGTGGCAACAAATTTTCCAAACTCATTAGATACATTGGTAAATCCTAATTCAACGGATCCATTATCTAGTCCATCGCACTCTGAACAGCATATAAATCTTAATGATGCTGTTGAGGCAATAGAAGCAAAAATTGGAGCAAATGGCTCTAATGATTCAAACTCTATTCAGTACAAGGTTGCAGCAATACAAACAACTTTAACCAACATAGAAAACAGCACCTCAGTAGCAGAACTTTTGTTAGGTCTTGAAGGAAATAATGATTTAACAATAAGTGGAATAGAGAACAAAACAACAGTAGACAGTTTTGCTAAATCTCTATATTCAACAATAAGATATACACTACAAATAAAAAGAGGTAGCCTGTTTGTTTCTGATCAACTAGATATAGTCAATGATGGAACAGACTTACATATGAATAGATATGAAATATCATCAAACACAAATACTTCTCTTTATACTGTGCAATTAGAAGAAAATGCAGGTATAATTAGTTTGAAAGTAACACCGACAAGTGGATCTATAACCGCTAGATATTATAGAACCGCCTTAAAGATTTAAGGCGTAAGGGGAAACAAAAAAATGGCAACAGTAGATAAAAACTTTAGAATTAAGAATGGTTTAGTTGTTGAGGGATCAACAGCTACAGTAAATGGATCTAATATCCTTACTGAAAACTCAGTAGAATTTCTTCAAGATACCGCAGCAGCACAACTCACAGGCGGAACACATACAAATATTTCAGTAAGTTATAATGACACTACTGGAACAATTAGTTTAACTGGCGCAGTAACATACACAGACGAACAAGCACAAGATGCCGTCGGTAATGCAGTAGGAACTGGACTTTCATACAACGATACAACAGGTGCAATATCTGTTGACACAGCCACAATTCAGGCTCGTGTTGCAAATGTATCTGACACTGAAATTGGATACCTAGATGGTGTTACTTCAGCAATTCAGACACAATTAAATGATAAGGCACCACTTGCTTCTCCAACATTTACAGGTACAGTAACATTACCTAATAATACAATTACAAATGCAATGATGGCAGACAATTCTGTTGACACAGCAGAAATTGCTTCAAGCGCAGTAACTACAGCAAAGATTGCAGATGCTAACGTAACCGCTGCTAAACTTGCTTCAGACTCTGTTGAAACAGCAAAGATTGCAGACGGTGCAGTAACCTCAGCAAAGATTGCTAACGATACAATCGTAGATGCTGATATTAATTCGGCAGCAGCAATCGCACAATCTAAGATTTCAAATTTAACCACAGATCTTGACGCTAAGCTTCCAAAAGCTGGCGGAACAATGTCTGGCGCAATTGCAATGGGTACAAACAAGATCACAGGTCTTGGAGATCCAACATCTGCACAAGATGCAGCAACAAAGGCTTATGTAGATTCAACAGTTCAAGGAATTGACTGGAAGGCATCTGTAAAGGCAGCAACAACTGGTGCCGTAACACTTGCATCTGATCTTGAAAATGGAGACACTCTTGATGGTGTAAATCTTTCAACTGGAGATCGTGTTCTTGTTAAGGATCAGGCAACTGGCTCAGAAAACGGTATCTATATAGTTAAATCATCTGGTGCTCCAGATCGTTCTACAGATGCAGATACAGGTGCAGAAGTTACTGCAAACTTTGCGGTATTTGTAGAGCAAGGAACAGTAAACGCTGACTCAGGATTTACACTAACAAATAACGGTGCGGTTACAATTGGTACTACAGCACTTGTCTTCACACAGTTTACTGGTCTTGGACAAATTATTGCTGGCACAGGATTAGACAAGACTGGAAACACTCTTGATATTGATTCAACCGTAGTAACATTAACTGGAACACAAACTTTAACTAACAAGACTTTAACTTCACCAGTAATTAATACACCTACTGGAATTACAAAGTCAGATGTTGGATTAGCAAACGTTGACAATACGTCAGATGCTAATAAGCCAGTATCTACAGCAGCACAGACAGCTCTTGATCTAAAGGCTCCGTTGGCCTCACCAGCACTTACTGGCACTCCAACAGCACCTACTGCAGCAGCAGACACTAATACAACTCAGATTGCTACTACAGCATTTGCTAAGGCAGAAGCCGACGCAGCACAGTCAGCAGCAGAAGCCACAGCAGCATCTGCTCTTTCTGGAGTAACTGCAGGAACCACAGCGTTTACAGCAGTAAATGTTAACTCAGTAGCCAAGCAAATTGCTGCAACCACAGGTAATATTGTTACCGCAGCCGCAACTACAGCTTATGCATGGGCAAAGGCTTCATACCGAAGCGGAGAATTCCTTATTAAGGCAAAGAATGGAAGCCATACAGAAATTGCAAAAATTATGGTAACCCTAGACTCTTCAGATAACGTCTATATCACAGAATATGGAATGTCATCAACAAGTGGAGTTGCACTTCAAACAGTTTCAGCAGATGTAAGCGGAACAGATGTAAGAATTCGTGTAACACCTGCAAATAACAATACCGAAGTATTAATCACTGGTACACTGTTAGTATAATTAAATAAAAGGCCAGGGGAGAGCCTGAATCTCCCTACAAAAAACAATTAGGGGATATGTGAACTTAAATGGCAACAGAGAATAAAAACTTTAAAGTTAAGAATGGATTAAATGTCGCAGGAAATGCAACATTTGACTCTAGCGTTATATTAGGCGAAACCCCCCTTAGATTTGACACAACAACAAATAAACTACAGATCCAATTAAATGGAACCTGGAGCCCAATTGCGTTTGTGGCAGACATTCCAGATCCAGCAACAGAAATAGGATTTATGGACATTGGACTGGCTATTGACTACAATGGTCTTCCAATCTATACAGTTCAGGCAAACGGAGTAAGTACAACAGCAACTAAATTCGCAGACGGTGGAGCCCCATCAACTTCAACATATGGGTTAACATTTGATTCTGGAGTTATAGGTTAGTAAAAAATAAATGCTATAATTAGCAAATAAGGGGTAATAAATATGTCAACAGTAAGAATTCAAGTAAGACGAGGAACAGCATCAGAATGGACCTCAGCAAATCCTACATTAGCCGCAGGTGAAATGGGTGTTGAAACAGACACCAGAAAAATTAAAGTTGGAACTGGTAGCACAGCATGGACTAGCCTTGCATACATAGCGTCAGATGCACCAGGAATTACAGAAATTGCACAAGATGCAATTGATCAAGCTCTTTCTATGGGCTCAGGTCTTACAAAATCTTACAATGACGGTGCAAATACAATTTCCCTTGGAATAGATAGCACAGTAGTTGCACTTAAGTCATACGTAGACGATCAAATAACTGGACTAGACAACGCAGCAGCTGCAGATTATGTATTGTTAGCAGATGTAGGTAACGCAGGCGGACCAGCAAAATTAGATGTTGACGGTAATTTACTTGTTCCAAAATCAAGTATTATTTTAGAGGGATCATCAGCAGATGCTTTTGAAACAACCCTTACAGTAACAAATCCAACAGCAGATAGAACATTAACTTTACCAGATGCAACAGATACATTAGTAGGACGTGCAACTGCAGATACCTTAACTAATAAATCAATTTCTCTTGGCTCAAACACAGTTACATCAACTCTTGCTCAGTTAAATACTGCAATTAGTGATGCTGATGTAGCCTCTCTTGCAGGTTCAGAAACATTATCAAATAAGATAGTTGCTTTAGGTTCAAACACAGTATCAGGAACAATTGCACAATTCAATACAGCAGTTACTGATGCCGACTTTGCCACACTTGCTGGAACAGAAACACTTACAAATAAGACTTTAACAAGTCCGACCATTTCAGATCCAACTTTTTCAGGGCAAGTAACAGGACTAGAATTAGGAGTTGCTCAAAGTTTAGTTTTTGAAGGAACTACCGAAAATGCTTTTGAAACGACTCTTACTGCTGGTGATCCAACAGCAGATAGAACAATTACTTTACCAAACGCTACAGGAACAGTAGCTTTAACATCTGACCTTACACCTTATGCAACAACAGTAGCCCTTAATTCTGTTGTCGCTTCATTAAATGTTCACGAAGCAGTAGCAGTTGCAACAACACAACAACTTTCTGCTACATATACAGCAGGCACTTCAGATCAACATAGTGGCACAGGTATTGGTGCTAAATTAACATTAAATTCTAATGGAGTACTTGTAATTGATGGATACACAGTTGCAATATATGACAGGGTATTAGTAAAAAATCAATCAAATTTCTTGCATAATGGTATTTATGAATTAACAACCCTAGGAACACCATCAGTAGCAGCAGTTCTTACAAGATCTGCAGACTATAATAACTCATTAGTTCAAACACCAGGATCAATTGCTCAAGGTGACGTTGTTTTTGTAACCGATGGAACTTCTAATAAATTAAAGCAATTTGCACAAAAAAATGAAGGTACTAATACAGATAAGACCGTTAAAATAGGAATAGACTCCATAGAATTCGTTCAGTCTTCAGGAACAGCAACATTAGTTCAAGGAACTGGAATTAATATAACAGGAGACACAATTTCTGTAGATAATACTGCTTTCCTTTCAGTAAGTTCAGCACAAGAAACATATTTAACTCAAGCAAATGCTGGCACAATATATTTGACTCAAGCAAATGCAAGCTCAGGATATTTAACACAATCTGCAGCATCATCAACTTATTTAGCTAAAACAGATGCAACATCTGATTATTTATCAAAAACAGATGCAGGAACAACATATTTATCAAAGACTGATGCTGGTACAACATATTTTGCAAAAAATACAGATCAAATTGATAACGCAAATATTAAATCTGGAGCAGCTATTGCTGCTAATAAGATTTCAGGAACTGCGGTAACACAAGCAGATACTGGAACAGTAACAAATGCAATGCTTGCTGGATCAATTGCTAATAATAAGCTTTCTAATTCAACAATTTCAGGAAAAGCACTTGGAACTAATTTAGATGCATTAACAATTGGAACTGGTTTAACTGGTACATCTTATAATGGTAGCTCAGCAGTAACAGTTGCAATAGATTCAACAGTTGCTACTTTAACTGGCTCACAAACACTTACAAATAAAACAATTACTACACCTCTTGGATTAGTAAAAGGAGATGTTGGACTTGGAAATGTTGACAATACTACAGATGCCAATAAACCAATATCATCAGCGACACAAACAGCTCTTGACCTTAAGGCGCCGTTAGCCTCACCAGCACTTACTGGAGTCCCAACAGCACCTACTGCAGCAGCAGCAACTAATACCACACAAATTGCTACTACAGAATTTGTTCGTGCAGAAGTTGCAGCACTTGTAAATAGTGCAGGTTCAACACTTGATACTCTTGGAGAAATTGCAACCGCTCTTGGAAATGATGCAAACTTAAGCACAACACTTACAAACAGCATTGCATTAAAAGCCCCACTTGCTTCACCAACATTTACTGGAACAGTAACAGTTGCAGCAGCAGGTGTAGCATTTACAGATGGAACTCAGACAAAAGAAGGCGTTCCTTCAAGAACTCCAATTATTTCAAAAACTGCAGACTACACATTGTCTGCAGCATCTGAGAGAGACTCATTAATCGAGGTAAACTCTACAGACCCTGTAACAATTACAATTCCAACAAATGATGCAGTTGCTTATCCAATTGGAACAACATTAGATATACTTGGAGTTAATACAGGATTAATTACAATTGCAGGAGATACTGGTGTAACTGTAAATGCTACCCCAGGATTAAAATTACGTACACAATGGTCATCATGTACTTTATTCAAGAGAAATACAAATTCTTGGGTAGTATATGGAGACTTGAAGTCTTAAGGAGATAAATAAATGAGTAAAAAAGTTGGTAGACATTCACAGTCAGCAAATGACTTTTTAGAACCAAAACCAGTAGTAAATTTAACAGCTACAGATGTTGGAACAAATAGAGCATTTAATAATGGTGCGGTAGACCTTTCTTGGGAATTACCAGCAGGTTCACCAGCTGCAACTTCTTACTCAATTACAACAAATCCTAGCACATCAACATATACAACATCTGATACTTCATATCAAGTAACAGGTTTATCTGCTACATCATATACATTTTTAGTAACTGGATCAAATGGAGCAGGAACCTCAGCTGCTACTCAATCAAGTTCAACAAGCGTTACTACTGTTCCAGCTAAACCTATTTCAGTAAGCGCATCTTCACCAAATGCAGATCAAGACGTAGTTACATGGTCAGCTGGTGCTGATGGCGGTAAATCAATTACAAGTTATACAATTGTTTCATCAGATGGTCCGTCATATTCAAATCAAACATCACCAGCAACAATTTCTGAAACAGCTAATACATCACAAACTTATACTATTTATGCAATCAATGATAATGGAACATCAGAAGGAGAAACTACAAACTCTGTAACAACTACAGCACCATTTTTCCCACCATTCTTCCCGTATTTCCCACCATTCTTCCCATTCTTCCCACCGTTCTTCCCGTTCTTCCCGTATTTCCCACCATTCTTCCCGTATTTCCCACCATTCTTCCCACCGTACTTCCCACCGTTCTTCCCGTTCTTCCCGTACTTCCCACCGTACTTCCCACCGTTCTTCCCGTTCTTCCCGTACTTCCCACCATTCTTCCCACCAAGGTTTGGTCCGTATTTTACTAGATGCGTAGACGAAGACACATTAATATTAACTAGCAATGGATTAACTTCTGCTAAAAATATAAAAATGGGAGATTCACTACTAACAGTTGATGTTCAAGCATTAGAATCAGGCCAAGGTACATTTGACTTGAACACTACAGACTTGAATATAAATTCAAAATTTGTAATGACAGAAATTACAAATATAATTGTTGCTCAAAAAGCAGACAGAGTATATTTTAATAATGATCATGCAAATAAATTTACTGACACTCACCCAATATTTATAAAGAGAAATTCAGTATATCGTGTAGTAGAGGCGTCAAGTGTTACAGAAGGAGATGTAATTATAATTATAGATCCAGACAAATTACATGAATTTGCTATAACACAAGATGCAGTTTCTGAAATAACAGTAACATCTGTAACTAAAGAAACCTTAGATAATCCAAAAGATGTCTACACATTTAGTTGCGATCCATATAACTGGTACTTTGCTGGTAATATACTAACGCATAATAAGTAATAAATTAATAATCAAAGCCCCCGAAAGGGGGTTTTGATATTCTTGACAATATATATATAATTATATATAATATATTTCTAGCAGAAAGAATAAAATGTCAGATATTTATGATATAGACAATAATCCTTGGTTTACAAAAGATAGGTCGGAATCAACTTCTTTTAGAGTTAATAGATTCTTTAAAGATATTAAAGTTTTAAATCCAGGAATTGGGTTAAATATTTATGAAGCAGCTGTTCCAAATAATATTTGCGAAAAATCAATTAAAACATTAGAGGATAAATTAACTAATGGTAAATTATATAAATGGTCAGAGGCACAAGTTACTACCTCGGACAAACCAGTAAAATCTGCAAGAGATTGCGTTGACTTCAAGTTTAAGCCAGAAAATCTTGGACCACGAAATGAAAACAACGCAGAACTTCTTGATATGCATAAATCAATATATGATATATTAAAAAGCTGTATAGATGATTATTGTGAATATTGGGGAATTGGTGTCGTATATTACGAAGCATTTAATTTTGTAAAGTACAGTAGTCCAGGACAACACTTTAGAGTTCATGCAGATCATGGTCCACATTATAATTGCACAGTATCAGCAGTTATTTATTTAAATGACGATTATGAAGGTGGAGAAATAGCATTTCCAAGATTAGATAAATTAGTATACAAGCCAAAACGTGGTGACGTAGTAATATTCCCATCAAACTATATATATGAACATTCTTCGGAACCAATGATTTCTGGAGATAAATATTCTGTTGTAGTAATGATGGATATTAACCTATTAGGACATAAGGAGAATAATTAATGAATAAACAAACTTGGTCAAGCGCAGAAGATTTGGGATCAGGGATTTGGGTTTATAGAGATGTTTTAACAAAAGATTTAGATATTATTAATAGATTAGAATCAAATTTAGACGGAAAAGTTCCAGGTTGGACATGGCAACCAGCATATGTGGGCTATCAAGAAAGAATGCCAGAGTACAGAGAATGTGTTGATTTTAAATTTAAAAAAACAGACATTGAACAAGATAAATCTGAAATTTCATTAAGAATGCAAGAACTATGGCAAGATTGTTATGACAGACAAGCGCCAGCAGTAGAAGATTATTGCAAAAAGCATAACATACATAAATTACAATATTGGGAAGCTTTTAATTTTATTAAATATGTCCCTGGTCACCATTTTATGGAGCACCACGACCATGGATTTTCGTACAACTGTACAGTTTCTTTAGTTGGTTATATTAATGATGATTATGAGGGTGGAGAATTATATTTTAGATTACAAAATTTAAACATTAAGCCAAAAGCTGGAGATTTATACATATTCCCTTCAACATATATGTACCCACATCAAGCTAAAGTAGTTAAATCTGGAACTAAATATTCTTTAGTTACGATGCTAGACTATAGCGCAAAATTCCATACCCAAGCAATGTATGAAGATACTGGCAACTAGTGTCTATATTAAAAGCATATAAAAGACATCAAAATTCTTTTATAATTGAACCCATACCAGTTAAAAGAGATTGGATGGACGCCACACCAGACGGACACGCTTACAGATGTTTTCCAGTAACAATGGCAAATACAATAGGATGGACATTGGCATGTCCAGTTGATGTATCGTTTATATGGGATGGTCAAATAGATACAACACCAGATAGGGTTAAAATTTTATCTGGTCAGGAGTATTGTTATACTGGAAGAGGACAAGGCTCAGTAAGTTTTAATACGGGACTTATTTTAAAATCAGAAAAAAATATAAGTGTATTAAGTATTACTCCACAAAATTATTTTTATGAAGATTTTGAAGTAATGTCATCATTAATAAGTACATCTTTTTTTGATGTTGATTTTCCATTAGCAATTAAAGCTAAGGTTCCAAATAAAGAAATTACTATAAAAGCTGGAACTCCTATTGCTACTATTATTCCAATTTCTCTTACTTTATTAAAAGATGAATCTGTAGAAATAGAAGATTTTATTAAACCAGAAGATTACGATGCTAAATTAAAAAGCTATGGTGATGCTGCTCAAATTATAAATCAATCTGGACAGTGGACAGATTGGTACAGAGATGCTATTGATGAAAATGGAAACTCTATCGGAGAGCATGAAACTAAAGCTTTAAAATTAAAAATAATAGATAATTCTAGGAAATAATAATGATTAATAAAATTAAATTTGTTTCAAATAGACCGTGGTTAAAAAAAGATAGTGTATCGGCACCATCTCCAACTATTAAAGAAATGCCAGAATGGTTTAGAAAAGCAGATAGGTTTGCCATAAATCCTATGACAAAAGATTATTGGTTAGATCAAGAAGGCGGAAAGATTCCAACATGGAAAGCCTGCCCAGCGTTATTTGATGTATTAACTACGGGATATGTTTTAAGAACACCATGTGATTTAAAATTTTATTTAAAAAATTCAAAAATAACAGTAGAAGTTTCTGACCCTAAATATAAAGATTTTTGTACTGAAAGACCATTTATGCCACAGTTTGTTCACCCACAAGGATACTACCAAGAACATTTTGCCTGGTACCCAGATTGGGCAGTAGAACTTCCAGAAGGATATAGTGCATTATATACTCATCCATTAAATAGATTTGATTTACCATTTTTTATGACTATTGGTATTATTGATAATGATAAAGTTAATTTGCCTGGAACTATGCCATTTTTCATTGCTAAGGGATTCGAAGGAACTATATCAGCAGGAACTCCCTATGCTCAAATTATTCCATTTAAAAGAGAAGATTGGGAATCTGAAATTATTGTAGAAGATATAAAAAAAATAAATAAAAAAAATCAAGATAATAGTAATACATATAGAATTAAAGATGGCGGATTTTATAAAAATAACATATGGTCTAAAAGAAATTATGAGTAGGGTGGTATAATAAATATATGGATGAATTATTGGCAAACGATAGAAGTCACTCGGACAATAGAATTTCAATAACCCCACCTGGATTTTTTGGCACATCAGTAGATCAAATTCAGGAAAGAGAAAATTTTATGACTGATGAAGAAAAATTATTTTTATTGAATGCAGCAAAATCAATTGATACTTGGGATAAAACAGAAACACATTATAATGATGACGGAGTTGTAATATATGATGCATCATATTGGGATAATAGAGTTGCATCCCGTCCCATACTAGATAAAATAGATCCAGAAATTTCTTTAGTAATTGAAAAACTTGTAGCAAGACTTAAAGTAGAAGTAGACAATTTTTTTAATGTAGATGCTAAACCCACTAGCCCAGCAATAGTTAGATGGATGCCAGGATATAAACAAGAGCCTCACGCTGATAAGCAATTACAAAATGGGGAGCCAAATGATTTCCCTTGGTACGATTTAGCTGGATTATTTTATTTAAATGACGATTATGAAGGTGGAGAATTATATTTTAAAAATCAAGGCATTGAATTTAAACCAAAGCCAGGGGCAGCATATTTTTTCCCAGGAGATATTGGATATAGCCATGGAGTCAAAGAAATTACTAGTGGCATTAGATATGTAATTCCATTTTTTTGGACAATCTTAAAACACACTGAAAAAAATTAACCATGATAAAAGAATTAGAATTTGAAATAATTTACCCCAAAATAATTGTTTATAAAAATGTATTTAATGATGTTGATAAATTTTTAGAACAATCAAAAAAATGTATTGGATGGGAACAGTGGTATACATTTGGAGAAATGTTAGCACTTCAAGAATATCCAATTAAATTTAATTTATTTCCATCTAAAGAAGAGTATATGGCAGCAAGACATTGGCAAAGTGATGATGACAATAGTAAACTAAGAGCAGGATTAACTAAAGAACTTGGAGAAATTTTTTATGATGTTACAAGTCATTTTATAAACAAATATAATGATGTTTCATTGTTAAATTGGGAAAAAAAACCAGCATCTGTTAATAAGTATACAAATGGAGCTGGCATATCTTCAAATTATGCAATGAACTATCACACAGATTTTGTTCAAACAGAAAAAGATATGCCAGGAAATAAATTTGGAATTACAACAACTTTTTATTTAAATGATAATT